CCGCTAACGCTGCCGCCCATGGCGCGTTGTGGAAGCAGATTCAGGCCGGGAGTAAAGCCTGGCAGCCCCGCCGAACCAGCACCAAACACACCGCTGTAATTGGGTGCTCCAGCAGCGCCGAATATGCTGCCGCCGCCGCCAAAGAGATTCAACAGACTTTTGAGCACATACATTTGGATCATCTTGGCGATGATCTCAGTAGCCATATTCAAGAACGAATTAGCAACATTTTGGAAGAACGTGGCCAAGGCTTCCTGTGCCGATTGCGCTCCGCTGATGATTCCGCTAAATGTGGAAGAGAACGCATCGGCTATGCCTTGCGCTCCAGATTGCGCCAAATTGATGGGGTTTTGCAATGTTTCTAGCTGAGTTTTCAATTCATTGATTTTGTTCTGCGCTTCATTGCCTGGATCCAAAGTGATGCCAAGCATAAATGCACCAGCCCCACCGCCCAGCAGTTCAGGTGTGCCGCTAAAACCGGCAAGCTGGTAGAAGAGGTCTAATTGCTTCTTACGCTCTTCGGTTTGGAGTTCAAGCAACTGCAATCGTTTGATTTCATCATTTAAGGCCGTCAGGTTTACACGTTGCTCAGCATTTTTCAGCTCTGCAATCTCAGTGGCGCGATCTTGATGGTCGTATGAGATCTGCAAACGTTTTTTGTCAATTTCATTTATATCGCCAAGCAATGCCGCCTGTCTCGAATACTGACGATAAAGCTCGTCTCCGCGTTCGACAGAGCGCTTTAGCGCTTCTGCTGTTCGCTCAGCTTCACGTGCTGCAGCACTGGCAGCACCTCTGCCACCCCCACCGCCGCCAACCGCAGCGCCACCACTACCACCGCCAAGCGATGGAACATTGGGCGCAGATGTTGATGCTCTGCCCGGACCTCGCATAAAGGTCGCCATCGCAGAACGGCGGACTTGTTCTTTATATGCCGCAACATCTTGATCAAATGGATTGGCTGATCTCAGTCCGAATCTTTGCCGAGCCGCTAAACCGGCTGCTTCGTTTGCGCGAACTTCTGCTTGCAATCTGCTAGCACTATTAACGCGCTCTAAAAATCCATTAATTCCGTCTATTAAAAACTTAAATACTGGCTCAAAGAATCTACCAATGTTTTGCGCCAGACGCTGAAAACTGTCTTGCAAGGTGCTTAATTTGCCGTTCAATGTATCGCTTTGGGCAATCGCTCCATTGGCATACTTACCACCAGCTTCTGTTAGTCTCCTGACTGCAACCTCAACCGCTTCAGCGCTAATTTGACCTTTGCTCAGAGCCTTTGAAAACTCTTCGCCAGTCAAGTTATACATCTTCCGCAGTTCATCCTGCAGCGCGACACCGCGCTCTTGGAATTGCAGCAACTCTTCACCTTGCAGTCTGCCTTTGGCTATGACCTGGCCATAGGCAAGTGTTAATTCACCTAGGTTGGCGCCAGTTGCGCCAGCTACATCACCGAGCCGCCGAGTGGTTTCAACAACTTGATCAGCACTAACGCCAAATGCAGTCAGACGTTTTGCAGCCTCAATCAGCTCAGTGCTGGTAAATGGTGTAACTGCTCCGATGGCTTGCAGTTCCGAAATGATCTGCCTAGCCTTTTCAACACTGCCAGTCAGGGTTTGGATGCTGCGAGTCTGGGTTTCGAGCTCTGCAGCACTGGTAAATACAAACCTTACAGTTTGCAGAGCTGCAGCGGCAACAGCAAGTTTTGCAATCGCGCCACCAAGTCCCGAAACAGCAGTGCTTGCAGTACGTGCCTGACGGCTCATGCCGTCCATTGCGTTACCACTGCGTCTTACTGCGTTCTGCAGTTGATCCGTAGAGCTGCTAGCGCTTTTCGATGCAGTATTGACCTGTCGCAATGCGCTAATGGCATTACGCGCATCAACCCTAAGTTCAACGTTGGAGACTGCCATGGCTTCAGTTTACCGCCGCCGCGCTTTGTCCATGGCTTCCTTCTCGCGTTCGCCTTTGATCTCATAGTACGCTGCAAAATGTATGAACTCTGCATCGGTCAGCTCAGTCCGCAACCGGCTGACCGTCATGTTTAGTTCAGTTGCCAGGAAAAACTCAAAGAATAACCAGTTGTCCTGGCTTAGTCTTTTTTTGCTTCTTCCAGCTCGGCGTCACCACCAAGTCCAAACAGGAACAGCTCAAGCTCATTCAACACACGCTCTGGCAGCTCACGTTGCAGCTTGGCCGCATCAGCAGGTGCAAATGCTTTCTTGCCATCTTCCAGCTCTGCCATTTGGCATAGCATCTGCGTGCTGATCTCCAGCGCCTCATCACTGCCGGCCAGTGTGGTGGCACGCTTGCGATCAGCGCGGGTGATCGGCTTGAAATAGAGATCCAGCACCGTATCACCAGCATCGTTCTTGATGCTGAACTTACGGCGCTGGTTGAGATCAAATGCTCCGGTCAGCAAATCAACCGGGCGTTGTGGTGCTGGCATTAGATGCTCAGAGTAAGAGTACCGCTAGAGACGAAACTGATCGTAACAATTTCAATCTCGCCAACGGTAGCACTGTATTCAGTGCTTGTCACCACGATGGTGCCGGTGATCTTTTTGCCGCCGGTTTCATCGAGGTACAGCTCAACCGCAGCATCGGCTTCATCAGTGACCTGATTGGCATCCTTGATCAGATCCAGCTTGTCGCCAGCGCCAGGCGCGTCATACATCACTTCGATGGTACCGGAACCGCTGATCAGTCCGCCGATGTTGGCACGATAGGTAGCACCATGGACGGTGGCGTCATAGGATTCTTTCTCGACGGTCATCGACCATGACCGCACTGCCGCGATCTCAGAAAGACCGCCACTGCCAGCCTTATCAAAGAAGACTGTGCCTTGTTGACCGCGATAAAAAGCCATGATCAGATGTCCAGGGTGATGGCGCCATTGGCGACGAAGCTGACCGTGATCACTTCGATTTCACCAACGGTAGCTGAGTATTCAGTCGAGGTGATGACACCATCAAAGCTGATCTTCTTGGTGCCGCTGGTGTCAAGGTACAGCTCAAACAACGCTGCACCATCGTCACTGGCTGTATTGACGTGCTCAATGAAGACGTTAGTTTCATCGGCACTACTGGCGGTGTACATCAGCTCACAGGTACCGCTGCCGCTGATTAGGCCACCCACGTTGGCGCGGTAGGTGTCGCCCAGTGCAGTGGTATCAAGCGACTCCTTCTCGACGGTCATTGACCACGAGCGGGTGCTGGCGATTGCTGCAGCAGTGGCGCCAGCATCATCGAACTTGACGCTGCCTTGCTGCCCTCGATAAAAAGCCATGGTTAGAGATCCTCGAAGGTTTCAAAGGTCAGTCTGACCTGTGTTTGGAAGAAACCCTCTGGTGCTGGCGCAGCCACTACCTCGGGTCCGATAGGTGGATCAAAGTGAACACCTGATACCACCACTCTATTGTAAAGGTCCCTGATGCGTTTACCAATCGTCAGGTTAGCGCCGGGACCAACGCCAAGCGGCGTGAAGACATTGATGGCAATGACACCGATGATGCTATTGCTGCTGCCGGTAGTGCCACCAAGTGTTAGGTATTCATTGGCGCCGAAGCTGACTAGGCATTGCACCCATGAGCTGTTAGGCGTCGGCACATAGGGCTGGTTGTGGAATACCACTGGAATGGCAGGCGATAATGCCAGCTCAGTTGCAAGCCTGCCCTCGATGGTGCTGCGGATGGTATTGAGATTTGCAGCAGCCATCAGCCTTGCCTCTTGATGCGTTCCCAGCTTGCATTAACGCTAGCTTGCAATTCGCGTGCCACAAGATCGACATAGCCAGGCGTCGTGCCTTGTCTTGTTCTGTATTGACCGCCCCATGATGGGGGTAATCCCGTTCCGTTAATCACAGGCTCTGCATAGACCACGTTGTTGTGGATGCTGTAATAGTTGCCCAGCTTTTCTTGGCCCGCTTGGTAGTTGTATCCGGTAAGCGGCGGATCGATGCCTCGATAGTTGCCGGGTGGAGGTGGCGTGCTTCCTGCGGCATTTTCGCCAACCTGCCATCCAAGGCGAAGCCTGCCAGTGTCAACAGGTGTTTTAGTTTTTAACTTGCCGTGACCTTCCAGCACCGTCACGCGCAGCAGCTTCTCAAGCTGATCGCCCATGTAATTGCCGATGTCGCGGATGGGCAGGTTGCTCATG